AGAGGTAACGCTCCAGCACCTCCAAGACCTCTCAGGACTATCAGCACCAACGCTGAGGAAGTTCATCGAGGCACGGATGGATGTATTCAGGAAACTCCGCAGGGGCGTTTGGGAAGTGCGAGACGCTGCAGCAGATCGAGAGGCGGATCAGCGATGACCACGAAGCAGGTGCGCTGGCGATGCCAGCGATGCAACGATGGGTTGCTCGCACCGATGCGACCTCGGAAGAACGATGTGCGTCGATACTGCCTGCCCTGCTCTTCGGAGTCGGGTCGGCTGGTCGAGCGCATCGCACCGACGCTGGAGAAGAAGCGCACAGCGAAGAAGGCTGCGGTGGCGAAGCGCACTGCCAGCAAGCGAGCGACGGCAGCACGGAAACGGAGTGCGCAGAAGTCGATTGAGAAGATCGAGCGTCACGCTGAGCAGTTCGGTCAGCATGGGATGCCGATCCAGCGAGAGGCCGAACGGGTCTGGAGGCTGTTTGAGAAGTACCACGGCGGAAAGCCGATGCCGAAGATCCGTATCTCGTGGAGGAATGTGAACATCGATGCGGAAGGCACGATCTGGTTTGGACACACCGTCAACGGACTGGCATCGGAGTGGGGCTGGGAGATCATGCTGAAGCCCCAAGCAGCGTGGCCAACGCTGGCACACGAGTTGTGCCACCTTGCAGTTGGCAACAAGCACGGACACAACGAGGTGTTCTATCGGGCGTTGAAAGAGATCTACGAGGCTCGCTGGAAGAAGCACATGGATTGGTCGGAGGTGACGAGATTCGGTTACATCGTGGATCGAATCATGGAAGCACAGATCAAAGACGAACTGAAGGTCGCATGGAACAGAAAGAGAATAAAGGATGGTCAGCGATGAGCATGAGAACTAGATACTCGGTGCAGTGCGACGGGTGCGGTATCGGAGAGACGGTCAGTTGGCACTACCCAGATCACGCCGATGCCTTCGCTCGGGCTGCTGGCTGGGATGTCAGCGGTGACGATCACCTCTGCCCACTATGCCTAGAAAAGAAACTGCAATACACCCCCAACCCAAACTGAACCCACGCCACGAGAGAAGGAGAAAGCAATGCAGATCATCAGCAAGCCCAAGCACGGCAGCAAGGAATGGTTGCTGGCCCGATGGAAAGACGAGGAGGGCAGGTGCGTGTTCGGCGCATCCGATGTGCCAGTCCTCATGGGCGCATCCCCATACAAGAGCCGTGCAGAGTTGTTCGCAGATAAACGGAGCGAGCCTCAGGTGCAAGCGGAGAGTGCAGCGTTCCGACGAGGCAACCTGCTGGAAGCACCGCTGCTACTGGAGGCATCGCAGGTGCTTGGCACAGCGATCTTCACCCCTGATGTGATCTATCGGGATCGACGCTTGAGCGTCAGCCTCGACGGTGTCGATAACACCGAGCAGCCATCGCTGATCGTGGAAGCCAAGACGACGACGAGATACAGCATCCACAGCGCAGACGATCTGCCCGACGAATGGTTGTGGCAAGGCTGGGCGCAGCAAGCAGTCGTCGGTGTGCCTGTCTGGTTCGCAGTATTGGATCGAGACTTGCGCATCTCGGTTGTGGAACTTCCTGAGAACCCTGCAGCGACGGTGGCACTCATTGAGGAGACGGAGATCTTCGGTGCGTGGGTTGACGGAACTGAAACGCTTGATGAGCCGATAGACAACTTCACCGCTGCGGATATTGCACGGATCTGGAAGCCGACACCGACGAGCGTTGATCTCCCTGCGGAGGCTGCAGAGTGGCTGGCCCAACTTGAGGAGGGGCGTTCGCTGCAACGACTCGGTGAAGAGTTGGAGCAGAAATCAAAGGATGCGTTGGCTCGCTTGATGCTCAACAACGAGATCGGCCTGCTCAATGGTCAACAGGTGATCAGTTGGAAGCAGCAAGCAGGTCGCAGATCGTTTGACTCAAAGCAGTTCAAAGAGGACAACCCAGATCTCTACGCTCGATACGAGCGTGAAGGCTCACCCTTTAGGGTGATGAAAACAACACGAGCCAAGAAGGAGGGCAAGTGAAAGCACTACAAACCGTCAAGTTCGTAGAACTCACTGTGGTTCTAGCGATCGAGACATACGAGAAGGCGCAGATGCCACTGGTATCTGCGATGGACTTCGTGAACTTTGATGTGGATGCAAGCATCATCGGATGGAACGAACGAGACCTCACGGTCATCTACGCAGACAAGGAGAACGAATAATGGCATTCAATATGGATGGATATGTCGATGTGGCAGAGCGCATCCGACAGTTGAGAGAGAAGCATCCCGAAGCGGTGCTGCGCCCATACAACCCAGCAGAGCCGTTCAAGATCATGGAGATCGGTGGGCGAGAGTTCATCATCTACACGGCAGCCTGCTACAGGACTCCTGACGATCCGATGCCAGCAATCGCTGTCGCTGCGGAACCTGCAGTTGGTAAGACCAACTACACGAGGGACAGCGAAGTGATGAACGCCGAAACCTCAGCGTGGGGCCGATGCATCGTGGCTGCGCTCGCAGCAGATACACAGAAGATCGCATCGCTTGATGAGGTGCGGAACCGTAAAGCGGATGAGGCTGCACCATCGGTGCGTAAGCATCCTGCTGGTAGTGCAATCGCAGACCAGATCGGGCAAACGGCTGTGGAGATCATCAAAGAGCAACTGGGTGGCGTTGAGGTTTCGCAACCAGCGAATGTGCGAAGCATCGCATCGGGCAGCCCTGCATCCGACAAGCAGAAAGGTCTGATCTCCAAACTTGTGAAGGAGAAGGGTTATGGCAACATCATGCCAATCATGCAGGAACTGTTTCAGCGTGACACGCTCGAAGGTTTGACCAGCAAAGAAGCATCAACTCTGATCAAGTATCTGATGGAGATGAAGTGAAGCGTGATCACTGGCGTGAAGATGCAGCCTGTTTGGATGCACCGATGGAGGTGTTCTTTCCGCACAGGAACAACGCCGAGGATCGCTGGGATGCAGCGAAGGACTACTGCAAGCGGTGCAAAGTGAAGAAGCAGTGCCTCGCCCTCGTCATGTGTCTAGAGGAGCATGATGATCGGTGGGGTGTTTTCGGTGGGTTGAATCCGATGGAACGCAGAGTGCTGCGCAATACGCAGCGAGGGAGGAAAGTATGAGCGAGAAGATTCATCTGGAACGGACAGAGGCTGGTGGCCAGATCACTTGGATACCGAAGAGTCGAGTGTTTGTGACCATTGGTGAGTTTGAGGACAAGCAGCGTGAATGCGAAACGCTACGGGCGATCAACAAGATGCTGGTGGACTCGATTGCGAACCTTAACCAGTGTTTAGCGAACGGGAGCCGTTGGCGGAACATCGCTGGCATCATGCACGAGTATCTGCGTGAAGGCGATCTGGAAGCAGCCAAGAAGCATTACGAGGAAGGATGCGCACAGTGGTGAGATGGGTGTTCGACACAAAGGCACTGCTTGCGAAGTTCCCTCCTCACGCTACGGCTGAGGTGATTGCGGAGGTTCTCGGTGTGCGACCCGCAACAATTGAACGGTGGCGTTGCTCGGTATGCAATCTGGAGTTCCAGCGGGCCGATGAGATGGCGATTCGCATCGGTTTGCATCCGTGCGAGATCTGGGACAACTGGTTTGAGGAGGCTCTCTGTGGCTGACTGGAATCAGTTTCCTGAAACTGTGGAAGAACTGCTGGAGGCAATCGGCAAGCAGACGATGTGGGAAGCGAAACATGATCGGCAAGCACCGCTGCTCGATCACATTGTGATTACAAAGGAGTTGTTCGCTGATGTGGCGACACGGCTGCTGATTTTGGAGCAGCGTCTTGGAGGCCACTATGGATGAGAGGAAGGGTGAGTGTGAAGGGAACAGGGAAAAGTGTTCGTTGGCTGATTGCCCGAAATACGGACTGCTGGGGAAACAAGGTCGTGATGGCAAACGGAGGGTGCGTGGTTGCAGCGATCCTACTGCCCGTGGCAAACGGAACAGGACTAAGGGCGATAACAAGGCGAGAATGGCGAGGAGGAAACTTGGTCTTGCTGCTACAGGAAATGCAGGTTCTCGACATGAGGAGCATTGGTCTGGTGCTTTACGCATCGAGGCGAAAGCAGGTGCGCAAGTGCAGCCGATAGCGACACGGTTCTACGCTGCGAAGTCGCAGAGCGATGCTGCGAAAGCACTCGGTGATATCAGACCGTTTGCGATGGTGGCTATGCCTGATGGGAAATCGGATGGAATTGTGCTGATGACTTTAGAGGAGTTCAGCGAGTTGCTGGCCTTGTTGGATCTATGACACCTAAAGAGTTCTCACAGTCGTTGTACGACGCTAATGATGATGCGAAGCATCAAGTGATCGCATGGTTGGAGGGGAGAGGATTTATGGCGTGGGTGAATGACGATCAGTACGGGATCGATGTGCAGGCACTGCGCATGGGCAAGCAGTATGTGTTTGAGGTCGAGGTGAAACACAACTGGGGTGATGACGGGTTTCCGTTTGATTCGGTGCATTTCCCACTGCGTAAATCAAAGTTCGCTATCGAGGAAGGCGCATGGTTTGCGATGTTGAATCGCAGTCGTACCCAGATCCTGCTGATATCGGGCGAAACCTTTATGCAAGGCAAGGTTGTGCGCAAGGCGACTAAATACACGGAGGATGAGGAGTTCATGGAGATTCCGCTTTCACGCTGTATCTTCAGAGATCTTGGAGATGGGGGATATGGATCAAGATAAATATCTAGTTGAGCCAATCAATAAAAAAGATACTCATTGGCTACTGCTCAATGTTCATTATGCGAAGCGCATACCACCGATGAGTTATGCGTTTGGGTTGTTCCTCGTTACTGAGAATGAACGAACACTGAAGGGCGTGGTCACATACGGTATGCCAGCGTCACCAGCACTTTGCAGGGGTGTATGTGGTGAGTCGTGGAAGAAAGATGTTCTTGAACTCAATCGTTTGTGCTTGATTGATAATCAAAAGAATGAGGCGAGCAGATTAGTTGGCGCATCGCTGAAACTTCTTCCAAAACCAAAGATCATTGTCTCCTACGCAGACAGCAGTCAGAACCATGTTGGGTTTGTTTATCAATCAACCAATTTCATCTACACGGGTATCACAGCCAAGAGAACCGAATGGACAGTGCGTGGGATGGAACACATGCACACTAAAGCAATTGGGAACACCGTGAAGCATCTCAATAAACCACCATTGCAAGCATTGAAGGAAATCCACGGTGACAACTTCTATTACAGAGATCGCAGCCAGAAACATAGATACATTTATTTCATCGGGGATAAGCATCAGAAAAAGCAAATGATTGATGCACTCAAGTACCCAGTTCTAAAATATCCGAAGCCACAGAAGGAGGGATGAACAGGTGACACCTTCACAGATTGAGGGAATGATTGACCGCATCTGCGGTATGTACGCATCGCACAATGTGAGCCGTAACAGCATGAAAGGCGCATGGTCGCAGGATGATTTCCTGCTCAGCGTTCCAGTGGATCGGGGCCGTGAGGTTCTAACGCTTGTCGAGGCGCACGGAAAGATCCCGTCGCTGCCTGAGATCAAGACGATGTTCCATCGCCTGATGCTCTCCCAGCAGGGCGTTGCAGGGGTCACACGGCCCGACTGCCAAACCTGTGGCGGTTCAGGTTGGGATGCAGGGATATCTGACGCTAATCCTGAAGGGTATCGAGAGTGGTTTGAGGAAGGTGGCTACTACGCAAAGGTGAGCAGGATTTGTCCTTGTAGACGGTAGTTACAAATACAACTTAATGAAGTTTCATGGCCTACCTAGAGTCGCATTTAGGGTGGCAACACACGGAAGCGTGGGTAGATCGCTGCGCCCTGAATCATGCAACACGAAATGGATCGGGGCAGTGCAGTGAGGCGACTAGTTATGCAATCAAGTGGGAATCGGAGTGAGGCATCCCGATGGGGGGCATTTCGCAGTCTGAGTTTTCAGTGATGCTGCTAGTATGTGTGTTACACGCCGACGCTGTGGCGAACGATGGTGCGCAACTCATGCGCTGCGGATGCTTAAGGAGCAACACACACATTCAAGGTTCTACAAACACATATCTGGACTGAGAAGGAGGACAGATGAACGGAGCGAATATGAAGCGAGCAAGTGTGCTGATAGCAGGGTTCCTGCTGGTGGCTGGAGGTGCGGTGAACGCACTACGGATCGAGTCTGCGCCTTCTGGCTACGACAATAACCGTGGCGTATTTGATCGAGTTGAGGCGAAGCCTGTGCCGAAGGATGCGTTGTGCGGTGAGTGGTGGCAGATGCTTCGGGATCTCGGCTGGTCGGAGGCTGATGTGCAGAAGGCCGACATGATCATCCATAGGGAAAGCCGATGCATACCTACCTCACATAACCCGTTGGATCCTGTGCAGATCGGAAAGTGGAAAGGCTCCCTCGGGCTGTTCCAAATCAACCTGTTTTGGCTGCAGAAGACTGCTGCGTATCCGCAAGGCTTCCTCCAGACGCACGGGGTGGCGTACAAGCCAGCCGATCTGTTCGACCCTGTAACGAATGCTCGGGCTGCGCAGGCCATCATCGCCTACAACCGTGGGTTGGGCGGATGTGGCTGGGTGGCTTGGAGAGGCTGCTAGGAGGCTCTGTGTTGCGACAGAAAGGGGCTGGGGTTGCTGGCTTGGGCTGATTTCTTTCTTTACAAGATGGTGACGGCCCTGAAAGCCCGTATTTACGGGGTTTCACGGGGGTCTGGCCCCTTTGAACAATCCTTGTAATCCTCCTCAAAACCTGTATGTTTGAGTCATCGGGAAATAGCCCGATACCAAGAGGAGGAAACAGAAATGAAGGTAGAAATCACAGAACGCCAAATGATGCTCATCGGTCACACACTTGCCGATGTTCACGCTGAAAACAGTCGCTCCCTCAGGATGAAGGAGTCGTACAACGGTCAGCACCAAATCCTGAAGAATCACAATGCATCAATCAAGGAAACACTGATCGCAATTCGCTTCTGGAGCAACGACACAATCACCAGCATCTGAAAGGCGAAACCCCGAGAGGGGTCATTGTGGGATGACTGCCCACGGTCTGAATGAGCCAAGTCAAACAAGAGGAGGAACAGAAATGAAACTGGTAACCGAGATTGGATTTGAGGATCTCAAGTCCACCTACCGAGGCAAGGCCAACAAGTGCTGCTGCGGATGCGCAGGCAACCACTACGAGCAGGAAGAGGGGATGACACCAGATCAGCAGAAGTATGCAAAGCGAACGATGGTCAGCCACCTCAACTACATCAACGAGAGACTCGATCAGGCCGAACTCATACTTGATGGCTACCGAGCGATCATCAGCGTCGAAACGGAAACCTCAATCACGATCATCTACCTGCGCACGGCAGAAGAGAGAATCGCATTCCGCAAGCAGCAGGAAGCGAAGGTCGCCTGATGTATCGGGAGTACGACAAGACGCTTGATGGTAACGGCGCACTGCGCTCAGGCCACATGACAATCAAAGGACTGCTTGTAGATGCGTCAAATGCGCTCTCGGCAGGCTGCTTTGAGCAACTCATCGACATCTACGACAGGATTTCATCGCTCGGATCAAGCCTTCGGGAAAGTGCCGAGATGCGAGTGACGATGACCACCAATTACAAGTCACGAGAGGAGGAGTGATGAGCGAGAACCTGCAAGCACTGATCCTGTTTCTGGTCGTATTCGCTGGCTGTGCTACCTGCTACAAGATCGGCAGCATGGATGGGCGTGACACCGAACGCAGAAAGCAGCAGCGCATCCGTGCGATCCAGCATGATCTGCGACAGAACCGAGCAGCATCCCGATAGCATCGGTTCTCCCTCTGGCAAGCAGCGCACCGTACTCCCCCTCCTCTTGGTATGGTTGCCCACCTGCAATGGTGGCAGAGGACTAGAAAGAAGGAAGCCATGACAATCAACGATCTGATTCGTGCGGTGCGTTTCCTGCGCCGATTGAGCGTTGGGCAGATGGAAGCCGACGAACTGATCTCCACTGTGGAAGCATTGGAGAAAGAGATTGAGCGTAGAAGGAGAAAGAAATGAGCGAACTCAGCAACCACGAACTACAGCACTGGATGGCTCGCTGCGACGATATGCAGGTCGCCAACGAGCGTCTGCGTGAAGAGCGTGACGAACTACGGGAACGACTGGAGCAATCCACCTTCCGTGTAGAAGCACTGCTCAGAGAACTGGATGAGCAGAAGAGCATCATCACCCGTATCCAGATCGCCATGTCGCAGGGGCAAGAACTCTAAATGTGGTCGTGGGTGCTGGCGTGTGCTGGCATCGCAGGGATCTACTTCATCGGACACAAACGATGGCAAGCGTTCCTGTGGATGATCGGCGTCGAGTGTTTGTGGCTCTGGTACAGCCTCGCCACACAGCAGTACGGCTTCATCCTCGGAAGTATCGCCTACTCCACCGTGTACGCTAGAAACGCATACCGATGGAGGAAACATGATCAGAGAAGAACTACAGCACCTAGCAATTGATATCGACTCGCTGCACCCTCACCCCCGTAATGTGCGACAAGGAGATGTAGGAGCCATCAGCGAATCGCTCCGCATCCACGGCCAGTACCGAACCATCGTCTACCAGCAATCCACCAACCGCATCCTCGCTGGCAACCACACATGGAAAGCAGCGAAGTCTCTCGGCTGGAAACAGATCGCAGCAACCCCGATCATCTGCGACGACGACCAAGCCCTCCGCATCCTCCTCGCAGACAATAAAGCCAACGACCTTGCCTCCTACGACGACAAAGAACTACTGGAACTGCTGAAAGAACTCGCAGACACTACAGCAGAACTAGAAGGGACACTCTTTGATGGCGACGAACTAGATGCTCTCATCGCAGAAGATGCCCATTACGAACTGCCAACCGAAGTGGATGAAGTGCCAGACAAAGCACCCTCGATTACCAACGCAGGAGACATCTGGCTGCTTGGCAAACACCGAGTCATGTGCGGAGATTCCACCGACAGCGTCAGCGTCCTGAAACTCACCAGAGGCAGATCAATGGATCTCGTATGGACAGACCCACCATACGGAGTCTCCTATGTAGGAAAGACAAAGGATGCGCTCACCATCGAGAACGACGACATGGACATCAACGCCCTCACCGACTTCCTGCGTAAAGCCTTCAACGCAGCACACGATGTATGCAAAGCAGGAGGCTGCTGGTATGTCGCAGCACCATCAGGAAACCTGTTCCAAGCGTTCAGCATCCCACTAACCGAACTCGGCGTATGGCGACACACCCTTGTATGGGTCAAAGACACCCTCGTCATGGGAAGAGCCGACTACCACTACAGGCACGAGTCCATCTTCTACGGCTGGAAGGAAGGCGCAGCACACCAGCCACCACCAGATCGCAAGCAGGACACCGTATGGGAAATCCCACGCCCAAAGCGAAACGCAGAACACCCCACGATGAAACCAGTCGAACTGATCGTGCGAGCCATCAGGAACTCCAGCAAGACAGGAGAAGCCGTACTCGACCTGTTCGGCGGATCAGGCTCAACCCTCATCGCAGCAGAAGAAACAGACCGAGAGGCTTATCTCATGGAACTAGACCCACGATATGTGGATGTGATCTGCGCCCGATACCAGAAGCACACAGGCAGGCAACCCCTACTAGAGGCCACAGGACAGACACACAACTTCATCACCGATGCCGATTAGTCAGCCCTGCCTCACCTGCGGAACCCTCTCTACCGCATCACGCTGCCCACGCTGCCAGCAAGCATGGACACGAGCGCACCCGAAACCAGTCCGCAAGCACTATCAGGGTGACTACAAACGCCGAGCCAAGCAGGTCAGAGAGACAGCATCACACTGCTGGATATGTGGGGAAGGGCCACGACCCAACGACCCATTCACCGCAGACCACCTCATCCCCACCGACCCAGCCAGCCCGTTGGCTGCAGCACATCGATCCTGCAACAGCAGACGAGGAAATCGCATCTGAATTCGTAGGGCAACCCCCCGCCTACCCAAATTTTCTGTGTTGCCCACCAGCAGTACAGATCG